AGATAACAAAGCCCGCTTTTATCGATGTCACCGTTACAAGTGGGATCGATAATCACATTGCGGAAGTCGCAGACTTCCGCTGTTGGGTAGTTCTTTAAAGTACGGGTCAGCTCTTTTTTGCTTGAGCCAACAAGAACAGCCTGAATGGGTTCCCCAGAAGCTATCGCCGTTTCATGGGCTTCTTGCAGTTCGTCTGGTACTTCAGAATAATACTCACCAGGGTTTTCCTTTTTCATCTGAGCCAGCTCTTCATGTAATGGCGCATACTCAGGATTAACTACAAACTCATAATCGTCCGTTTCTTCTTCGTAAGTCTCTTCTTCAAATTCCCAACCAACGCGACAAATAATCGTACCTTCATCAACACCGGTGCGAACGTACTCATCAATGAAGTTTACTTTCTTCATGCGAGTATTGAATTGGTTGTTAAGTAGCAACTGGTTCTGAACTGAACCTGCTTTATCTTCCCAAGTAACCGGGGAAACCTTAAACATTTCTGCCGTACTTAAAAAAGGCTCAGACAATGCAGCGTAGCGCCATTCAGCTTGTTTACGAATGAGCTTTGGTACAACTTTGGATCGGCCCTCTGCTGTTTTAACTTTAGCTTTGCCTGTGATATTCAGGTTATCCAAATAACCGTCTACAGTACTGACTTGGGTATCATGATCATTACGGGATTCAGTCAGATCCTGTTTAAGCTCTAACAAAGTGGGTTCTTTTTCCCATTTAGTAAGCGATGGCGTTTCTACTTCATCGTCTTTAGTATACTGTTCAGCTTCATTCATAAGTGGGCAGCCAAGGTCATGTACAATTCAGTACATGGTATGTATTTAAAATAAGGAATTCACAAATGAATATTAAGCCATTACATGAAGGCTTTAAATGCCCCACTAAAGGATCAGATAAATCAGGTGGGTATGATTTATATATGCCCGAAGGTGGTGAGGTTTATCACTACATTGAAATAGGCTTAAAAGTCGGACTGGGTTTTGCCGCAGAAATCCCTGAAGGTTATGTTGGTCTCATCCTGCCCCGCTCAGGTAAAGGCGTGAACCACGGTCTTGAGCTGAACAATACAGCAGGTGTTATCGACGCGGATTACCGTGGTGAATGGGTGGTCTCCATGCGTATGAAGGATCAAGGTAGTCTTCGTTGGAAAGCCGGTGACAGACTTTATCAAGTATTAATCGTGCCAGTTGCATCGTTGGATATGCAAGTTGTCGAAGAACTGGATGATACTAACCGTGGCCATGCAGGCTTGGGTTCAACAGGAGAGTAAGTATGGAAGGTTTTATAGACTATGAAAGCCGCCCGATCACACGATCGGCTTATAAAGTGAAAGCCAACGATGCAATCAGTCATCTTGGAGATTCCTGTTTTTGTATTAAGGTCGCGCACAAAGATGTGTTCTTTAAGGCGCATGAGACAGTGTTCCCTGGGGATTTCATAATCCACAATACGGATGATGATATTTATCACTGCCGTCAAGCCATTTTTCATGAAAGGAACATTGTGTAAGGGTCTGGCCCCTAGCGGGGCCATCCCCACTTTAAACCCAGCCGTTACTACTAAACTGGCCCCCATGTCCGGTTTCACTTAAACCAAAACCTTCATTCAATAGTTGCTTACACGATGCCTCATACTTGGCAGCGTAGTTGTTGCCAGCATGGAAGGTCTCGCTCATACCAATCGGATTCAATACACGGCTGGCAATGTAATAAAGCAGCGGCTCCAGGTGTGTTTCAGGAAGATCCACCTCTACCATATTAGCTGGATAAACCATATCTAACATACCTAACGCTTTGGGATTAGGCCGATAAATTACTGATAACGTGTCATTATTATCTAGTACATGCTTGTATCCCTCAATTCTACGAGGCAAAACCAACGTATTGAAGCTGGTGGTCTTCAGTGACTGTACCCGATTAGAACTGTTCAAGGAAAGATCATTACCCATCTCATCCGTCACCGCTTCAATCTGCATAACCGTATTGACAAAGGGATCATCCAGATCTGCAATGTACTTTACCGGTTCTGTGGACGTGGTGTTACTGGCTGCAAACTTCCTGTTCAGTACGTACTTGAATTTGTCTGGTTGCAAAGTAAGTACCAATGAATTTTCCTGGAACACGAAGCGTTTATGCAGCGCGGCCAAGCCCATATTAACGTGTGTAACCAAAGCCTTTTTATTCTCCTCAGTAATTTCACCGTCCACACGTTCAGTCAAGGCAATTTGAGCCAGTTCCCCTACTTCTAGTTGATCCAGTACACTACTTAACAGCATATTTATTACCTCATTAAACTACGTATGAGTCCATTGGACTCCCGGTATCGTCGTCTTCATCCAGCTCCCAAATGCCGGTCTTGTCGTCTTTAACTAGATCTCCTTCTTCTGTTGGACGCCACGGAACCAGTGATGCCAGTTGGCTGATCGTATCGATGAAGTCATCTTTCTTGGATTTGAAGCCGGAACGTGAAGCCAAGCTAATCTCGTTCATGCACTCGCTTAGAGCAGGACCAGATCGCAACTCAATCGGGAAGAACATTTTGCGTGCCTTAAACCACGGCACCACGATGTTAAATCGAACCAGTTTATTGGTGACCGGCCGCAGGCCAGGGTCACCTTTGTTATTCTCAGAGGCCAAAGTGAAGTAGATGTTCCGGGTCATCATCTCGCCCATGATCCAGGGTATAAAGCCACTCTGCTGTCCACTGACCTCGATGCCCACCGATTGTGGCCGGTACATTTGAGCCAGCCTGAACAGATCGTCCACGTTCTTATCCATGAGCTGACGCTTACAAACACCGTCCACCCACAACCAGTCACCGTTGTTGTTGTAGGCCCACACAGAGATTACTGAGAAGTCACTGGCCTCTTCTTTAGAGGTGGCAAAGTCAGTGGTGATGTAGAAATTGAACCGGTGCTTATTGTTCAGCACGTTATTGTGGTTATACCAGGTGATGTCGTTATCCTGGATCAGCCGGTCCTCGGCACTCATGATCCGCAGCATCAGCTCTTGGTTGAAGGTATCAACCTTACCTGTCTTGACTGCCATCTCGTATTGGGCCAACACGTAGTCAAAATCAAACCGGTCAGGCCATGAGCTTTTGAACTCCTCTCGGGTACACGGGAAATGCTCACATACCGGGAATACGTTGACTGACCAAGCGCCTGACTCCACCGCTTTATACAGGGGGTCTTTGGCGTTGAACGGCGTACCAGACCATATGATGATGTTCTTGGCCGGGTGCATGGCGAAGGTCACGGCTTTGTAGACGGTGTCCTCTACCGCCGCTATGACGGTCACAGAGCGTGCGTCTTCATCCGAGATAAGATCATCCAGGATCGCCAACTGAGGTCGTGTACCCAACTCCTTGGCACCACGAACACCGGTCTTAGCGCCGTACCCTTTCACGATGAACACATGGCCATCGTCGTTATGGAATTCCCAACGGATGTCCGTGAACCGGGTAACCGGCACGTATTCTTGTAGGAAGTCTGAAGTATCCCAGCGGTACTCCAGGTTTTTCCTCATGTTCTTGACGCCGTTCTCTATCGAGTCCGACACGTAAAGAGCCAGATTAATCTTCCCAAACGTGGGCAACTCACCATACGTGGCGATGTACAAAAACAAATACTCACCCATGACGGTGGTTTTAGCGATACCCCGGTGACACAGGTTAACGATCCGTGTTCCGCCCTCACTGATCGTATCCAGCATGTAGTAGTGAACCAGGGGCGTCTGGTTCTCTTCACCGTCTTCACCGTTGACCAACTTAATGAAGGTCACAAAATCCAGGGCAAAGTCACTGGGCATGTACCCTTCCAGTAAGCTGTAATCGATCTGGTTCAGGTAATCATCCACCCCCATTTCGAAAGCTTCAACGACTTCCTGCATCCCGGTACTCACGTATCGGCCTCGCCACTGTCGTTATCCACTGTTATCCGGGAGTGGGCGATCTCCTGGGCGCTCATGAATCCAGATTTGATGGCCTGCTTTTGCTGAGCCACCAAGTCCATGGTGGATTCCCTGAGAGCATCAATAGAGCTGTCGGGCTTCTGGGATACAGAGAGTTCAATCTTCTGAGACTCAGGCTGTTTGAGGTGGGTCAGGATCGAGTTAGCGGCATCACTGCGAACCTTCTCACTATTGGCGTCCGTCATCAGGACCGCCTGGGTATTCAAAGCCCGCTGATACATATCCTGGTTCAGTATCCAACACGGCGTCAGGGTCTGCTCAAGGATCAGATTAACCAGCTTAGACTTGTTGTAAGACGATACATAACTGGCCATGTCCTTGGACTCAACACCTCGGGCAGTCCAATCCTTAATCTTGTCTGGGAAGGTTGCAGAGAAAGCCGCAAAGTTCGTCTTGTCCATCAACTTCTGACTGACATACTTAACCGCATCCACATACGACGTAAGTTTGAACTTACCGTCCTTCATAACAGCGGTATAACTAATCAGGTTCTCACGATACTGTTCGTGCATATCTGGATCAGCAAGTAACAAATTAACCTTGTCGATCACTTCTTTATTAATCGACTTCTTCAGTTTATCAGGTAATGCAGTTTTGAAATCATCAGACGATAAGGCGCTCATGTGTACCCCATATAAAGTGCGTTACTATATCGGCTGACTATAAGTGAAGTAATTACGTAATGCAGCGAAAAGAAACCCCGAGCCATCAAATGAACCGGGGTCATTCCTATTAAGGGTAAGACATCATAAAGGGTCGTATATCCAATACCCAATCGTTGTATTGATCCATGAGTCCCATAATCTCACGGAACGCTACCCGAGAATTCATAACAGACGGAACGTGAATACCCTGCTTATTTCGGGTAATTTGGTAATCATTACCTGGTGCGATGCAGCCCTGAAGATCAGCCGGCCAATTACCAGGATGGATCATGATGTATTCACGTCCAGGTACATCAAGCACTTCCCAGCCTTCCGTAAACTCACCACCGGTTGTTCGACTAACAACAGGTGAGTCACGTTTACCCAGGTAATAAAGTCCATCAGGAATGCAGGAAAAGAAGGCAGTGTTACTGCGCCAAGGTTTTTCGACTGTAAAGAACTGTTCCCCCAGTAGGAAACAACAACTTGCTAAACGTACCCTCCGGGCCGTAATTAAAACGTGTTAACGTCAGATGGTTATTCATAACTCCCCACAATTAATAATGTTTACGAGAGTTACTTATAACAATAGGAAATTATTACTGTTGAATTATAATAATTTTGTGAGGGAAAAAATAGACATCAGGTTTTGTGGAAAATCTAATCTGGTACGGGGTTAGTGCTGACACCCTGCAAGTTCAAAAACAAATACCACCCCCCCCATCGTTTACTCCTAACGCCATGGGGACCACCTACCCACTACTTGCTTACGCTAATGCCATGAGTATATTCACTCATCACTCCGGAGTATTAACATGTTCTCCATGTTCTCAACTATATTCGCAGCAATCAATGAGTTCTTTATTGGACTCAGCCACTTCATGGCAGCATTCTCTGCCTCCGGCAAGTATGCCGAAGAGATGGTCGAACAGACCATCAAAGACGCTCGCCAAGAAGCCGAGCAAGCACGCAAGCTCAAGGAGCTACCCGAGTAACCAACATGGCTCGCCCTAACGGGCGGGCCATTTTAATTCACACAACACAACACAACACCCATGAGTTAGGACCGTCAGGAAAGACACGACTGGCTTACGCTCAAGTTAGGACATTAACAGGCAACTCAGCCTGTCACCTACACTTGGAGTAACACCATGTACGAAGTATTCATTACTGAAGACACCAACAACCTCAATGTATACACCGTAAACACATACGATGAAGCAATGGTTATTCAGGCTCAAGCTGACAGTGCAGGCTTTGAGTGTCATATACGTGACAACACAGAGTAAGTACATCGTACTGTAGATGTTGCATATACTTGACAGTGTATGTTATAAAACATTTACAGTCCTTCACCCCGATATGGTTATGAATAACCCTCTTTGTATTCCTCCATCTTTCCAGTGTCGGAACAAAGACCCTATCCTCTCTTCTTTATCCTCACGCATACATAACCTTCTATTAATGGAGTTACCTATGAAACTCAACTTATGGCCTGTTAAGGGCATCAACGTCTATGACTTACCACCAACGTTAAGGGCTATGTTTCCTTATTACTCAGCCAATGAAGAGGATTGTGTACCACAGCATGAACAGGCTAGGCCTGATTCACATAGAGAGCTGGAGGCTGACGAGACAGACGAGAATACTACTTTCGTCCCTGTCTCCGACTATACAACTACTTCTAAAGTTACCAACATGTTCAACCGATAGTCTTACTACATCATTACCTAATCCTATAACTACCCGATAATGTAACCATACAAGTATGAAGCACGCCAGTGAAACCATCATACGGAGCACGCCACACGGAGTGTGGTGGTGTGAAGTATGGTGAGTGACGGTGAGGCTGAGTGTCTAATCACATAACTCTGGAGTACTACTATCAACCAATTACCTAATCTTAGTAGCTTCCCTTCACCTGAAGATGCAATGGAGTATGCCGACGATATGATCGTCATACATGGCATTAACTCAACCATTGGCGTTGATGCTGTTGCCTTATCCAATGCCGCTTACTCTGTACTTAAACGTCAGGCTTTACAGCTTGCTCACGCTTAAGTAATAGCAATTAAATACCTTGTTTCTTTCTTTGGAGTATTCCTATGAGCACTGCTGCTATCAACGAATTGCGTCCTTACCGTAGTGTTTACGGTCTTCAAGTTGTGTGCCTGACTCATGATCAATTCCTAGTCAAACATCCACACGTCTTCGATAACCTTGAACAAGTTTACGCTTTCAGTAACAAGGCTCACGCTAAAGGCGTGATACGACTGAGCTTGTGGTTAAACCTCAACGATGTTGAGCTTTCAGAGCTTACCCAAATAATGATGAATTGAAACCAGGCACCTACGGGTGCCGATTACCTTGTTACCTTTTCCTTTGGAGTTTTAAATGTCTATTAGTCTACTACTAAGCTGCAAGGCCGTTGTTATCGACGGAATTCTTACTGTCAGAGCAGACGATTTCAACCGGATGGTAGGTACCGATTCAATACCATTCTTACGTGGTTATTTGACCGGAAACCCTACAGTGCACCACGACGCCACAGCCATACGATCAGTTCAATATGGCTGTAGCCATTGCCCAGACTAAAGCCCTTGGTTGTTCAGCTTTAATATACGAAGCCTAACAATGAGCACTGGCACCTACGGGTGCCTTTAATCCTTTTAAAAACTCTTGAGTATTCCTATGCCTTTTCGTAAGCCTATTAAAAGTGATTTTGTTGTACCATTACCCAATGGCCAAGCCTGTTGAGCTGCACGACGCT